TCCTCAGGGCAAGCAGATTCACGCCCAGCTCACCGGTTTTCTCAACAGCAAGGCAAATGCCGGTATGGCTGGCCCCAAGCAGGTCGTCGTAAAGTCTGAACCTGCCGTAATCTCCACGACAGGAAACAAAATGGACTACACTCCCGAAGAAGCAGCGGCGATTCTGGTCAAGGCTCGCGACGAAAAGATTGCAGCCCTGGAGAACCAGCTCAAGGAGCTGCGCGCCATCGAGCTTCGTAAGGCCCTGATTCCTCCCCACAAGCACGATACCGGTACGACGACCGGTGCCGGTATCGAGGACGTGGCTCCAGGCAAGATGAACCCTCCAGGCAAGAACGACACCCGCAAGGCTCTGGGTTCGGAGGGTTTCCGTAGCGCGGCTGGCACCAAGCAGGCGACTGCGGCACTCGGAACTGCTCCTAAGCCTGGTCAGCAGGCACATAAGTTCTCGCCGACCGGTAAAGTTTCGGCCGCTGGAGCCAAGCAGGCCCAGGCCGTAATTTCTCCTATGGGCAAGGATGAAGCCTCGATGGAGGAGTCGTCTGGCACCGAGGAGACCACGGTTCTCGGCGAAGAGACCTCGACCAACGAAGGCGCGTTGGAGAAGGGCGCCATGTGCAAGTCGTGCGGTAAGGCTGGCGACCTCTGCAAGTGCATGGGTAAGGCAGAACTCGTGGCCGAGGACGGCAGTCGCGTCTCGACCCGTAGCTCTGATTCTACGCTTCCTGGCGACGAGAAGTCCAAGAAGGTCGACGCCAAGGGCTCGGGTGGTAAAATCACCAAGAGCCTCAAGGACATCCGCAAGGCGGCTGCTCCTGTGCTGCTAAACAGCGAGCTTGAAAAGGCGGCTGGCGGGCCCCCGATGGCCAAGCCGCCTAGCGGCACGAACATGGGCACTTCGGTTCCCGCCAGCAAGCCCGCGACCGCGCCCAAGATGACCAAGGACGAGCCTTCTGAGCGCGAGCCCTGCCGCTGCGAGCTTTCTCGTCTGCCCCATAACTGGTCTGATGACTGCTTTGGTCCCGGACAGCCCGACGCCGCTTATGCTTCCGAAAGGGAGCGCAAGCGCGACGCGAAGTCCAAGGATTCCGAGAAGATGAAGAAAGAAGTCAAGGAGATGGTTGTACCCAAGCCTGCTGGAGGTAAGTCCCCCAAGCCGGTGCCCGGTGCCGACCACGAAATCAAGGACAAGGGTGACAAGGTAGCCTTCGTCCGTAAGGAAGAGCCCCAGATGGCTGGCAAGAGCCGCCCCGGCGTCTTCGGGCGTCTCGACAAGGCCTTTGGCGCTATTCACGTTAAGCCGACCACCAGCATCCCTGCCCTGAAGCCCGCTGGCCAGAAGTACCACACCATCGGCGGCATGGGAGCTACGGGCGGCGGTGACAAGACCGCCAGCATCGCGACCAAACCTGACGCCCCCGGAGCCATGTCAGACAAGACCGCTTCTCTGCCCTCTACCGCAACCCCTAACAAGCAAAAGAAGTAATCTCGGCACCTAGGAGATTTGATTCCATGGCAAAGTCTTTTACGACCACAGACGGTGTAATCAAAATCCCGTCTATCGTGGCAAAGTACACGGTAAGCAGCAACCCGAGCAACCTGGCTACGACCGGCGTTCTGATGCTGGTCGGCGAGGCTGACGCCGGTCCCGACTTCACTCTTGAGGACGACCTGGAGGAGACCAACAGCTTTGGTCCCACCCAGTATGCCGACGTCGCCGCTAAGTACAAGAGCGGGCCCCTGGTTGACGCCTTCAAGGCTGCGGTCGCGGCTTCGGCTGACGACGGCATCGTTGGCAGCTTTGCTTCTGCCATCCTCGTGAAGACGAACGCCAGCAGCAAGGCGTCCGGCAGTCTCCCTGCCATCGGCGGCGGAACCTACGCCGTCCTGGCAGACCGTGGATACGGAAAGGCTGGCAACCAGATTGCCTTCCAGACTTCGGCAGCCACTTCGGAAGTCCTTCCGACCACCGGTTCGTTCACCTATATTCCGCCGGTCGGCGCACCCGATTACCGTATCAGGGTGAACGGCGGCGCGGCTCTGGGTACCAGCGTCAGCGCGAACACCTCTCCGGCAGCCTTCCAGGCCCTCATTGACGGCCTTGCCGGTGTCTCGGCTTCCGGCGGCGGTAACCGTGGCATGCTGGCCTCGGCTGGTGGCCGCACCGCCAGCATCGACGCCAACCCTGCTTCGGCCGGTGCCAACGTGGTTCTGGTCACGGTCAGCAGCGCCTGGGACGTAACCCCGGTCGTCGGCGACACCTTCATCATCCCCTCCTCGGCTCCCGCTCTCCTCCGCGACCCCAGCGGCGGCGCTACCGATGAGAACGTCGGCGCCTATGTCATCACGGCAGTCAGCGCCACGACTCTGACTGCCACCAAGCTCAGCGATGCGGGTCGCAGCGGCGCGGTTGCCGGAACCATCACTCCTCCTGCTGACACTGCAGCTCCTGTCGCCCTGGTGGCCGCCACCGACCTCCAGGCCTTCCAGCCTGTGACCATCAGTCTGGAAGCCGGAGCCGTTCTTGCGGGCCGTGGCAAGTCACTGGAAATCGCCAGCCTGACTTCTGGAACCGACCTCCTGACCCGTACGGCCTACGTACTCGGAACCACGACTCCGGTCTCCTGGCTCAGCACCAGCTCGACTCCAGCCCTGCTGTCGTCCGGCACCGAGTACAGCGTTTCGCTGCACGTCACCCGCGCCTCCGACCTGGTCGATGAGACCCTGGAAGCCGGTGGCGAAATCGCCTTGATGCTGGGCTACACCGGCACCACGGGTACGGTCACCATCACTGACACGGCCCTGACGACCAGCGTCACCGGCGGCTCGGGCGGCAACCTCAGCATCGACCTTGCAGACTTCAGCACGCTGCAGGACCTCGCTGCCTACATCAATTCCCAGACGGGCTACAGCTGCAGCGTAGGCACCGGAGCCCTCGGTCTGCTGCCTCCTGCCGCCCTGGATGATGTCTCGGCTGCCGGTATCTGCAGCCAGTTCGGAGCCAAGAACGGCCGCCTGAAGGTCGATGCCTACCGCTTCTTCCGTGCGGTTTCGGACGACAGCGCCACGGTCCAGCTCGGTACCACGACCGTTGTTCAGGTCGCCACCGGTCTCCCGGACGCCATGTCGGCAGTCAGCTTCATGACTGGCGGCACCAAGGGCTCGACCAGCAACGCCAACGTCTCGGCAGCTTTCGAGGCTCTGGAAAGCGTTCAGGGCAACTTCCTGGTACCGCTCTTCAGCCGCGATGCCGCGTCTGACATCCTGGACGGACTCACCGACAGTGGCAGCACGTACGACATCGCCAGCATCCACGCTGCCGCCAAGTCGCACGTTCTCGCCATGTCGCAGCTCAAGGCCGCCCGTAACCGCCAGGCGCTGCTCAGCATCGCTGCTGACTTCACCACGGTCAAGACGACGGGAGCCAACCTGGCCTCGTTCCGCACCTACCTGACCTTCCTCGACCACAAGCTGGCCGACTCGTCCGGTACTCTGACCGCCATGCTGCCCTGGGCTGCTGCTACTCAGGCTGCCGCCATGCAGGCTGCCGGGTTCTACCGCAGCATCGAGGGTAAGCTTGTCAACACCTCCGGCATCACCTGCCGTGCTGGTGACTTCAAGCCCAAGAACGACGGGCAGGTCGAACAGGCCCTGGACGCTGGCCTGCTTCTGGCCCGTGCCGAGGAGACTGGCGGCTTTGCCTGGGTGAGCGACCAGAGCACCTACGGCAAGGACAACAACTTCGTCTTCAACAGCCTGCAGGCCGTCTACGCTGCCGACACCGTTGCCATGACGCTCCGTAAGCGGCTGCAGCGCGCCGTCCGGGGTCAGGCTCAGGTCGATGTCACGGCCACCGTCGCCAAGGCCTTCTGCGAAGGCATCTTGGCAGACCTGCTTCGCCTCAAGCTCATCGCCCCGAGCGAGGGCGGGGAGAAGGGCTACCGTAACCTGACGGTCCGCATCGTCGGAAACGTCATCTACGTCAGCGTTGAAATCTTCCTCACCACTGCCATCGACTTCGGCGAAATCAGCATCCAGGTCAGCCCTGTCACCCAGGCTGCTTAAGTTCAAGGAATTAAAGGAGAATTGAAAAATGCCAGCTAAGACGATGACAGGAGCACGGGCGAAGGTCTACATCGCCGACCCGAACAACGGCGGCTCCCCGGTGCTCGTCGGCATCTTCAACAGCGTTGCCTGGGGCCTGAACTTCGAAGTGCGCCCGGTCGAGATTCTGGGACGCTTCAGCCCCGACGAACTGGTCTACACTGCCCAGGATGCCATCAGCATCCAGTGCTCTGGTTTCCGAGTCGTCGGTAACGGTCCCCACGCCATGGCGAGGATGCCGAACACCCGCGACCTGCTGACCCACGAGTACCTGCAGATGGTCATCCTTGACCGTCAGACCGGCCAGGAAATCGCCAAGTTCCACAGCGTTCGTCCGGTCAGCTACCAGACGACTCTGAATGCCCGTAACCTGGAGGAAATCAGCGTTTCCTACATGGGCCTGCTGGTCGACGACGAATCGACCCAGCTGACGGAGCGCAGCGACGCTTCCAGCCTGCCGTAAATCCACCCCCTCAAGTCACCACCACGGAATTAGGCCCTCTGGCTCAGCTGGAGGGCCTTTTTCTTTGCCCTCCAGACCTTGTGCCTGGCCCTGCACCACTCACAGTAGACGTGAGGCTTGACAGGAGGACCGTGGCTGCCATCGCATCCGATGCAGAGCCCCGCCTCTTTCCTGGACTCCCGAACCGTCTTGCCGTTCTTCCGGGACCAGGCTCGCGACCTTTTGTTGTTGAGCCGTCGGTGTTCGAAGCAGTAGACACAGCGCCTGCCGTCGCTGAGTCGGGTTCCCGGGCGATTGCAGTGACAACACAGCCCTTCGGCTGCTCGTCCCCGAGCCCAGGCCCTCCAGCGCAGTCGACAGTAGGCCAGATGGAAATTACAAAGCGATTTTTCGGCAGGTGCCTTGCAGTGACTACAGGTCTTGCCGCCACCACCGGCCGCCAGCATCTCCTCAATGAAGATGCGGGTCATCTTCATG